AAGGATTGATGCAGAGCATCATTGAGAATATGAACCTCAGCAACCGCGAAGAGCTGATAGCGGCCATGCAACAGGCTTCACAGCCTAATCCGCAGGCTCAGCAGATGGCTATGATGGCGCAACAAGCCCAAGTAGCCCTACAGCAAAGCCAGACTGCAGCACTAAACGGCCAAGCGGCTGAATCTCAGGCCAGAGCCGCCAAGCTGTCGGTCGAGTCCCAGCTTGCACCGCAAGAGTTGCAGGTAGATATCGTCAACGCCGTAACTAGAAACCTAAAAGAAGGCAATGAGGATGACAAAGAGTTTGAGCGTAGGCTCAAGGTCGCAGACAGACTTCTCAAGGAAAATGAAATAAAGGGTAAGCAGCAAAATGTTAATGACGCAAACGGAACTCAACAACCTGTTCGGCCAAGTCAACAGCGCCTTCAAGGAGCAGGGGGAGCAGTTGAAAGACTTGAGGCAGCAATTAGACCAGCTCAAGGAGAGGGTTGATGCCCAAGAAAAAAGACCCAAAGCTGGCGCGCGCGGGCGTAAGCGGGTACAACAAGCCGAAGAGAACGCCGAGTCACCCAACGAAGAAGTTCGTAGTGGTGGCGAAGCAGGGGGACAAGACCAAGACGATTAGGTTTGGTGATGCCAAGATGACGATCAAAAAGAGTCAACCCGCTAGGCGTAAGTCTTTTAGGGCTAGGCATAAGTGTGATACAAATCCTCCAAGTAAATTGACTGCAAGATATTGGTCTTGCAAGAAATGGTGATGGTATGAAGGTTAAAGCGCCAAAAGGCTATCATTGGATGAAGGATGGCAAAGAATACAAGCTGATGAAGAACCCGCCCGGAGGCTACAAGCCCCATAAAGGCGCTTCTCAGTCTGCTGAATTTAAGGTTCAGAAAGTCCACAAGGGCAAATAGGAGGCTGTTATGGGTTATGGGATGAAGGCGTACAGCTCAAAGCCGAAGCCAAAAAAGAAGAAGAAAAAAGCCAAGAAGAAGGCGAAGAAGTAATGCCCAAAGCCAAGGCTAAGGCCAAGAAAAAGAAAGGCTCTATACCCGATAATGTAAAGAACAAGGCTCTTTACTCTAGGGTTAAAGCTGCGGCTAAGCGTAAGTTTGACGTATACCCCAGTGCCTACGCCAATGCGTGGCTAGTGCGGGAATACAAGAAGCGCGGTGGCACTTATGGCTAAAACCAAGGGTGGCCTTACTAAGTGGTTTAACGAGGAATGGGTCGATATTAAGACTGGCAAGCCCTGCGGTCGTAAGAAGGCCAAAGGCTCAAAACGCCCATATCCGGCCTGTAGGCCCAAGAAAGTAGCTGCAAAGATGACAAAAGCGGAAAAAGATGCCGCTAAAGCTAAGAAAACAGGGCCAAAAAAGGTGAAATACGCTGTGACAGCGTCAGGCCGCAGAAGGAAAAAGAAGGCGTGACGAAGGAAGATGAAGAGTATTACAGCATGTTTTTTGACATGTTTAGGTCTGATGCTTGGAAGCAGTTGGTTTTAGAGCTTCAAGGCAATGCCAGCTCAATAAATAGCGTAGAGGCCACTAAGGACACTAATGACATGTACTTCCGTAAGGGTCAGATAAACGTCCTTGCGTATATAATTAACCTAGAGACTTCAACGATTGCTAACTACGAAGAGTTGACAGGCTCTGATGATTAAGGTATTTGAGTTCCGTTGTACGAACGGACACATTTTTGAAGATTTTGTAGATGGCACAACTACAACCAGTAGGTGCGGTTGTGGCGCCGAAGCTACAAAAATCGTTTCAGCGACCAAGTGCGTGCTGGATGGGTCAACCGGGGATTTCCCCGGCAGACACATGAGGTGGGTACGAGAACACGAGGAAGCTGGGCGACGTGGTAGAGAGGCCAGCCGAGAGGCCGGTCAACTTTGATTATCTCCATAACCTTTGATAAGGCGGGGCAAGTTAAGTGATGTCAAGAGCGACAATTATTGATGAGCGTCCAGATGAGGTGGACACCACATTACCGGAAGAACCAGCTATTGAAGCTGTTGAGGCCCCTGTAGAGGAGCAACCTCAAGCCAGTGAAGTACCGGACAAGTATCAAGGTAAGTCTGTTGAAGAACTAATACAGATGCACCAAGAGCTTGAAAAGTTTTCAGGCAAGCAGCGGAATGAAGTTGGTGAACTGCGGCAAGTGGTTGACAGCTACATCCAGACAGAACTCTCAGCCAAAGAAGCACCTGAGCAACAGCAAATAGACGATAGCGAAGATGTTGATTTCTTTGTTGATCCTCAGAAAGCTGTGGATAGCCGTATTGCTAACCACCCCAAAATCAAAGAAGCGGAGGCTTACACTCAACAGTACAAACAGCAGGCCACTCTTGCACAGTTGAGATCCAGACACCCAGAGATGGATTCAATACTGCAAGACCCTAAGTTTGCCGAGTGGATTAAGGGGTCAAAGGTTAGGACGAAGTTATTTGTAGAGGCTGATAGATCGTATGATTATGACGCTGCAGACGAGTTGTTTACGCTTTACAAAGAGCGTAGCAATGTCGTTCAACAGACTGCTAACGCAGAACTGGCAGCTCGTAAGAATAGTGTTAAATCTGCCAATACAGGTAATGCTCGCGGTTCCGCAGAGGGGACAAGGAAGAAGGTTTATCGTCGCGCTGACATTGTGAAACTAATGCGAGATGACCCCGAGCGTTATCAAAGCCTTTCAGATGAACTGCTGAGAGCTTACGCGGAGGGTCGAGTTAAATAGCCTTAAAGGAGATTTATCATGGCTACAGCAACTTACCCCGGCGCGGGCGGTAATACTGCCCTAACAGAAGCGGCAACATTTGTACCAGAAATCTGGTCAGATGAGATTATCGCTTCTTATCAAAAGAACTTGAAGATGGCACCCCTTGTCAAGCGTATCGCTATGAATGGCAAGAAGGGTGACGTTATTCATATCCCTAAGCCTACTCGTGGTGATGCCAACGCTAAGGCGGCTGATACTGCGGTAACTATCATTGCAAACACCGAGTCAGAGCTGCAGGTTACTATTAACCGGCACTTTGAGTACTCACGTCTGATTGAGGACATTGTAGAGGTACAAGCACTGTCATCTCTGCGTCAGTTCTACACTGAAGACGCTGGTTACTCGCTGGCTGTACAGGTTGACAACGATCTGCACGCAGCTGGTACTGGTTTTGGTGACGGTGGCGCTGTTGTATTCAGCCCTGCTGCTACCGACTACCAGCACACTGGTTGTTTTTTCAATGATAACGGTACTACTACTCAGTACACCGACGATACTCTGGTAGCTGGTGATGAGTTCACGGACGCATTTTTCCGTGACATGATCCAGAAGATGGATGACAACAACGTGCCTATGGAAGGCCGCAACTTGATCATCCCGCCTGCCACGCGCAATGCGATTATGGGTATTGACCGATACGTGTCTTCTGACTTCGTATCCGGTGGAACCGTCAATAACGGCTTGATCGGCAACCTGTACGGCGTAGACGTTTACGTCTCTGCTAACTGCAGAACGATCGAAGCTGCTGGCGATAACACTGCATCTAGCGTGGACACTCGTGCAGCACTGCTGTTCCACACTGATGCCGTCGTTATGGCAGAGCAGTTGGCTGTCCGCTCTCAGACTCAGTACAAGCAAGAGTACTTGTCTACTCTGTACACTGCTGACACCCTCTACGGTGTTCAGGTGTATCGTCCTGAAGCTGGCTTTGTTCTGGCAGTACCTTCTGCCTAATAGAGTACCGGGGGCCGCAAGGCCCCTTTTCCTTTTCTCTTGCTAGGAATGACCAATGGCTAATTACACCAAGACTACTGACTTTGCGGCCAAGGACACGCTTCCGGGCGGTGACACCAATAAGGTTGTTCGTGGCACGGAGTTTGAAACAGAATTTGATGCTATATCAACTGCGATTGCTACCAAGTCTGATACAGCAAGCCCTACGTTTACCGGCACAGTTACTATCCCAACCGCTGACATTAACGGCGGAAACATTGACGGGACAGTAATAGGCGCTTCTTCAGCAGCCGCTGGTACGTTTACCAACCTTGTTGTTACATCTGCCGATATTAACGGTGGTACGGTGGATGGCGCTACGATTGGTGGCTCATCTGCTGGTGCAGGAACATTTACCAACCTTACTGCTAGTGGCACTGTCAATTTTAACGGCGCTACTGTTAGCAATCTTGGAACTATTACGACCGCTAACTTAGACGGCGGCACGGTCGACAATGCCGTTATTGGCGGGGCAACGCCTGCGGCTGGATCATTTACCACACTATCTGCTTCTAGCACGTTTACTGTAAATGGTGGCGTTGTGACAGCCACGGCTGCTGAGCTAAACATTCTTGATGGCGTTACATCTAGTGCCGCAGAACTCAACATCTTGGATGGTAAGTCATTTGTAGATGAAGATGACCTTAGCAGTAACTCCGCAACCGGAATACCTAGCCAGCAGTCGGTAAAGGCTTATGTAGACTCACAAACAGGCTTAGGCGGCGCTACGCTTGCAGGTCTTGCTGATACTAACGTTACTTCTCCTGCTGATGCTGCCCTTTTGTTTTACGACACCGGCACATCAAAGTGGATTGACAACGTTGTATCTGGCGACGTCACTATTGCAGATACTGGCGTAGCAGCTATCGGCTCTGGCGTTATAGTCAACGCTGA